AAAGTCTGCTTCACAATGTGGCGAGTCTGATTCATATAGATTGCGCGGATTCCGTCCTAGATATATAAACGACCACAACGAGTCCATTGATATACTGGAAAGAGATTCAGCAATGTATCAAGACTATTTAAACGCTTTTAATGCAAACGATACAGAGGGGGATTTCATTGAATACACTTGATAATAGCCTCATAGAACAACGACTCAGGTCCTTGCCATATGGTAGGGGCCTTTTTTCTTTTGTGCGCTTGTATGGCGCTAATATCGAGCGATAGAGTATGGGGTATTATGACACCACATCAAACACTTGGCTATATATTGGTCTGTTATTCTTACTAGTTAAAAGAACAAGCGTTCAATTAAATGATTCCCTATGGCATTGCCGATTCGCTGTCCAACCGCAAGAAATTACTTTTGTCAATAATTCTTTTGCGTTTTGTATCAATTACTTGTGTCAATAGCTTAAAGTGTTGCAATTATGTCACACCAGGGGTGATTCGTTATTTTCATTGGGGGTATGTCAATATATACTTTAGTATGGGACCCTATACTTTATGGGGTATAATTTTGAGGCCAGGGGTTATCCACCCATATCTATAACATAAGAAATTTACTTTGGGTTATATTTATTACTCCACACCCTTAATTAGTAATAAGGTATAAAACTCAAGAATCCGTTGGTTTGTGAAAAAATAAAAAAAATATTTTGATGAGGTGTCACAAAACAGCAATTTGCCACTGTATATACAATAGGGGGAACAAAATTACGTCTTGGGTAAGGTAGGGCAAAGTGTCGCACCCTAAAAAAAGAATCGTTTAATTTCGGCGGGTTAATAAAAAACGACAAGAAAAATAAAAAGTATAGGTTTACAAACTCATTTTTAGGTGCCTATATATATATAAGAGGTTCTCCAGAGTTGTATACTAGACATTAGTATAGTATTAGATAATAGTAGTATTAGTGTATAAAATATAGAGGTAGTGTATACCTTATGTGTATAGCTTAAGGTGAGAGTCTTAAAGAATGCTACAATACTAGGAATTAACTATGTTGTAGTGAATATGAAGTTCTCCCTCAGTCAACCATGATGAACACTGACAAGTTAGAATTACAGGATTAGATCATGCCGATGATTGAGGGAGTTACACTTGTTGTCGTTATTGTATTATTTGTGATGTATTAATCATCATGTACGGAACTGAAGGATGTTCAGAGTTCATGGCAGAGAAACTACCATATAGTGCTATTATAGGTAAGCATGTCCGTAAGGGCATTAGTAGTGGTGTGTCAGTTAAGGATATTATGGCATCTATACAGAGATATTCTCATGCACCTAGTTCCACAGCTACTTTTTATAAGTTGTATGGTGGGGACATAGCGGAGGTGAAGTTCAATACTACATCAGCTATTGGTAATGTTGTCGTTGAGCAAGCGTTAGCTGGGGATTTTAGAGCTGCTGAGTTGTACTTAAGAAGTAAGGGGGGTTGGTCTCCTACTAACACTGTTGAGGAACGGGAAGTTGGTAGTGAAGAAGAGGAAGACCGATCCGCTGTAGAAGAGATTATGACCCGACTAGGAAAGAACACCCCTGATGAACATGAGGATAACGGCTGAGGACTTAAGAAAGTTACCATCAGATGAGGTAGCTGATGTTTTGTCGTCCCTTTCCCCAGAGCAAGCTGAAGAACTTAAGTATGATTGGAAGTTCTGGGCTAGACCTGATCAGTTAGAGCCTGATGGTAAGTGGAATGTATGGGTAGCTTTAGCTGGTCGTGGTTGGGGTAAGACTAGGGCTGGTTCTGAGTGGGTACGACACAGGATTATGAAGAATGATCGTATTGTTCACTGTGTAGCCCCAACTAAGGGTGATGTTCGTAGAGTTATGGTTGAAGGTGACTCTGGACTAATGAATGTCTGTCATAAGAATGATAAGACGTACAGAGGAAAAGAGTTAGGCTATCCTACTTGGTCCCCTACTAATAATACAATGACTTGGGCTAATGGTTCTAAGGCTGTATTCTTCTCAGCAGAAGACCCTGAGAGACTTAGGGGACCACAGGCTTATTCGATGTGGGCAGATGAACTTTGTGCATGGAGAAACGCTCAAGAGACTTGGGACATGGCACAGTTTGGTTTACGCTTAGGCAGACACCCAGTATCCTTTGTAACTACTACACCTAAGACAACTAAACTGATACGGACTATTCTTGATGACGAAAAGACGGTTGTCTCTAGGGGCAGCACTTATGACAATTCTGCTAATCTCGCTGATACTTTTATCGACGCCATCAGGAAGACCTATGAAGGTACACGCCTTGGGAGGCAAGAGTTATATGCAGAAATACTTGACGAAGCGTCTGGTGCATTATGGTCAAGAGGTCTCCTAGCTAAGTGTGAAATAGAGAAAGATCAGGTTCCTACACTTAATCGTATTGTTGTCGCTATCGACCCAGCTATTACCTCTAACGCTGAAAGTGACATGACAGGTATTGTTGTAGCTGGTGTAGATGTTAATGGTGTAGCTTATGTCCTAGAGGATCATACTGGTCGTTATACACCTCAACAGTGGGCATCTAAGGCTGTAGAGTTATATCATGAGCATTTAGCTGATAGGATTGTAGCTGAGAGAAACCAAGGTGGTGATATGGTAAGACATACACTGCATACAGAAGATGAAACACTGCCAGTAAGACTAGTACATGCCTCAAGGGGTAAGATGGCTAGGGCAGAACCAGTTTCAGCATTATATGAACAAAACAGAGTTAAGCATGTAAGAGGATTGAACGACTTAGAGGATCAGATGGTACAGTGGGAACCTCTAGGTTCTATTGGGTCTCCTGACAGGTTAGATGCTCTAGTGTGGGCTATCACTGATCTAAGTCTGAATGGTTACGCAAAGCCACAACTTAAACTAGCGTACTCTAGTGCCAAAGGGCTAATTTAATATGGCTACAAAGAAGCGACTATCGGAAGGTGCAGCTAAGAGTATTCTTGGTGTAGCTGGGGATAATACTCGTACTGGACAAATACGTGCAGATGATTTTATACCGGAACTACGTGGTAAGAACGCTATTCGCAAGTATCGGGAGATGCGGGATAATGACAGTACTATTGGTGCGGTTATGTATGCTGCTGAACAAGTACTTAGAGATGTCAAACTTAAGGTGGAACCAGCCAATGATACTGAGGAAGCTAAACGTGAAGCTGACTTTGTGGAAAGTATCTTTGATGATATGGATCACAGTCTTGATGACCACATTGCAGAATCTTTATCGTCGTTGTCGTATGGCTTTGCTTGGTTTGAGGTCGTCTATAAGCGAAGGGTTGGCCCAACTAAGAGATCGCCTAAGAAACATAGTAAGTATACTGATGGACGCTTGGGTGTCCGTAAGATTGCTTGTCGTGCGCCTTGGACAGTCTCTAGGTTTGATGTAGAAGATAAAAGCGGTGATGTCTTAGGTGTATATCAGGACGTAGGTTATGGATCAGGAAGACACTATATACCGGCTTCTAAGAGCCTTTATTATCGTACTACTGTTCTTAATGGTGATCCTAGTGGCCGCTCTATCCTCAGGAATGCTTATTCCTCTTATATCTACTTAAACAACCTACAAAGCATAGAGGCTATAGCTGTTGAACGTGAACTAGCTGGTATTCCGGTTGCTCGTATACCCTCTGAGTATCTATCGTCAGACGCAAGTGCAGCACAGAGTGGCTTCGTAGGCAACCTACAACAAATACTTCGTGATGTTAAGTTTAATGAGCAAGGCTACATAATTACACCTAGTGATACCTACCCTGACAAGGATGGATCACCTACTAATATACGTTTGGTAGATGTGGAACTTATGTCAAGCAATGGCAAACGTAACCTAGATATTGACCCTATTGTTAGGCGTTACCAACATGACATTGCCCGTAGTGTTCTTTCTGAGTTTCTTATGCTCGGTGGGGGTAACAATGGATCATACGCCCTCTCTAAAAGTAAGACTGACCTGTTTCTACGTGCCTTAGAAAGCTACATTCAAGCTATTGTCGATGTACTTAACAAACAGCTAGTAGAACGCTTATGGCAGCTTAATGGACTTAACTACGACCTTATGCCCTGTATCAAGGCTGGTGATGTTGCCCCACACGATCTACGTGAGATTGCAGCATTCCTTCGTAACCTTAACGGTGCAGACATTAACGTCAGTGATCATCCAGAGGTCATACAAGACCTTATGGATATAGCTGAACTGAACTATGACCCTGATACAGAGGTCTCAACTGAAACAAGTGACCTGTCCGATGAGGCAGAAGAAGACAACAAGGAAAATATATAATGGGTACTATTACAACAGGACTTAGTAACGCTTTTAAACTAGAGTTGCTTAAGGGAAACCACGATTTTGATAGTGACACAATGAGAGTTGCACTAATTAAAGAAAACCCATCTGCTAACTATGGACCTACTACAGTATCTTACTCGGAGTTAGGTTCAGATCAAGCATCCGGTAGTGGTTACACTAGTGTTTACAACACTCTCACTACAGGTGCAACTGCTGCCCTATCAACAACAGATGCAAGTGGTAATTCCACGACCTATCCCCAAATGGATGGCACAACTGCTATCTTGGACTTTAACGATGCAGTCTTTCAAAGTGTGACAACATCTGCTGATGGTTGTATCTTATACAATCCTCAGTTTACCACTAATAATATTATTGCTATCTTTGACTTTGGTGGAACTGTTAGTGCTACCTCTGGTGACTTTACTGTACAGTTCCCAGCTCCGGGCGCATCAACTTCTATTCTTCGCCTAGCCTAATACACTCTTGAGGAACTAAAGTCTTATGGTAAAGTTAGTCAACAGAGCTAAAATGACAGTCGCTAGTGGCGGTGCGGGTACTTTAACTCTAGGCACCGCCCCTGACGGGTATCAAACCTTTACAGCTTCAGGGGTTTCTACTGGGGACTACATAAGATATGCCATAGAAGATGGTTCTAATTGGGAGGTAGGTTTAGGATACTATAATGCTACTGGCCCTACTTTAGCTAGAAATACTATTCATGAGAGTAGTAATAGTGGTAATGCTATCACCTGTAGTTCTGATGCTGTAATTTTTGTCACTATGTCAGCAGAGGATTTTACCGATAACGCTTCCCCTTCCTTCACTGGAACTATCCCAAGCACCTTAGAGTTAACCTCTGGGGCTGTTTCAACTATAAATGCCAAAGCTCTTGATGATGATGGCTTTCCAGTTACCTACTCATTTGATGCCCACAATGGCACTACGGTCTATAGTGCAAGCAGCCTACCACCTCAATTTTCGTCAGTCTCTATTAACCAAACCACGGGCGTTTTTAGTTTGACGGCAACCACGCAAGCAAGCGGTGGTGGGAACGTAAATTTCCGAGTTAGGGCTTCAGATGGTGTACGGACTGCAACAAAAACAACGGCTTGTAGTCTGTCGTTTTTGCCTACAAATGGACTAACTGGCCTTTACGATATGAAGGACAGCAACAGTTATTCAGGTAGTGGATCAACTTGGGCAGATGTCTCAGGAAACTCAGGCCCGAATCTGACTATCGATACCAGTGTGGTTACGTACAATTCATCGGGAATAGGGGGTATCCCCTCTTTAAGCCTAGATACAAACACAGCGACACCGGCGGTGAAAGCGGGTCCAGCGTACCCAACTGGTTTGACAGATCCTAACTCTCCGTATGCTAACACAGTGGTGATGATTTATTCTCGACCTTCGTCTCTGTCCCAAACGTGGGGGTTCTGGCTTGCAAATAGTGTGTCACAGGGTGGAGCGATTAAATTTGAGTCATCAAACAGTGCGGCCCTCCAAACGGGCACAGGCCCATCAGGCACTTGGCCGCATAGTGCCGCCAACACAACTTCAAGTCTATTTATAAATAAAGTAGACCAAACCAGCATGACACAGCAGCAACTTAGGGACTTCTTGTTGGACAGCAACAATCAGGATAAATATCACTCATTTGTTCTGACAAATGGCCATTACCTGCACGGTTGGGCAACAAGCAATGTGCCGACAAATTTACCACAGGGTGGTCTGAGGGGCGATATAAGGGCTTTGGTTTTCTACAACCGTGCGTTAGCGTCAAGCGAACTAGCTGGTCTACACGCACATTTTGCGGCTGACTACACTAGCTCGGAAATGACCCAATAATGCTAGGTGTAAGCCCCCTAAGTTCAACCCCATTAGCGAGTGGTGCTAGTTCATCCTCTGTAAATGCTGTTGTAACTATTGGTGGCTTGTCAGCAACGGCCTCTGTTGCTTCAGTTACAGCTTTCTATACACCTCTAATATTCGTACTTGCT